AAATCTCCTGCTTTCGGTCATGAGAGTCTTAGTCTGCGGTGGCCGTGATTATGCTGACGTAGCCACCGTCATGCGCGAGATAGTCAAGATCGGTATGGACGACATGTACGCGGTCATCATCCATGGCGCCGCACCGGGTGCTGATAGCATTGCTCGGTTGGCCGCAGAAGACCTGGGGCTGCGAACGGAAGCGCACCCCGCAGACTGGGCACGCTACGGCAGGCGTGCCGCCGGACCGATCCGTAATCAAGAGATGTTGGATAGCGGCATTGACCTCGTGATTGCATTTCCTGGTGGTCGTGGCACTGCTGACATGGTGCGACGTGCTCGCAAGGCTGGGATCACCATCAGGGACGTCGACACACACCTGTAACACAGAATCTCGCGAACCTAGTTGACAACGGGCGTGGAACGTGTACGATGAAGGCATGACAACGAACGTGAAGCACCCAGAGATCAAGGTCAAGCTTGTCGGTACGGACGGCAACGCGTTTGCCGTGCTCGGCAAGATCAGCGCAGCACTCAAGAAGGCTGGCGTTCCCAAAGAGGAGCGCGACGAGTTTTTCAACGAGGCGATGAGCGGTGACTACAACCACCTGCTCGGCACTGCGATGCAGTGGGTGAACGTATCATGAAGCAGAACCAAATCACCATCGGCAACGCGTACGAGGCTAGGGTCAGCGGTAAGGTGACCACCGTACGCATCCTGAGCAAGAGTACCTACGGGAAAGGATGGGTCGCGAAGAACGAAGCGACTGGACGGGAAGTGCGAATACTGACGGCGGCGAGGTTACGGCCGTTGGCACCACCTCCGTGTGGCAACGAACACACCCTCGATGTCGACGGTGCGACGGTCGTTTTGCGATGCGGCAGGCTGTCAGGTCACAGTGATCGTCATGCGGCACGCGACATCGTTGGAGGCGTAGAGCGGTGGGAGGAGTCATGACGCACCCCCTGATGGTCTGCGGTCATGCAGCCAACGCAGTGGATGGCAACGGCGATCCATCGTGTGCCATCTGTCTAACCACCAAGATCGATGACTCACCTTCGTTGGTGGGTCGTTCGGCTAAATGTTCAGACACTTGCCGTATTCGTCCATCGGATCGTGGTCTAGCGTTCTTTGAGTACAGGGGCGAAGGGTCACCCCACGCTACGGGAACATGTAAGCACTGTCACTACAACATCGTCGCTCACGACCCTACGGTAGAGCACATGGCACGGATTGAGCGCAACGGCAAGACACGGTACGAAAACTTCATGCACGAGAAGGGCCAGCACGAGTTTGAGCCGGTTGGTCCTGCTGATTACGATCGGTACTACTGCGGATGTAGGGGTTGGGACTGATGACCGAAATGATAAACTTTCAACACTCGTCACGCTACGGCATTGGCGACGTGGTGTATGGGCTAAGCATTCGTCCCCACAAATACTGGAAGCTTTGTGATGTGTGCAACGGTACGAGTCGTGTCACCATTGCTGGACATCCAGAACTGAAGACCTACTGTCCAGTCAAGACCTGTTCTAGCGGTAAGGTCTGGCTAGAGGACATGGGGTCGTACTACGAGATTCAGTATCTCACGATTGGACAGATACGACTTCAGATTGGTTACGAGCCAGAAGTGGCGTACATGTGCGAAGAGACTGGTGTCGGTAGCGGACAGGTATGGCACGAGGAAAAACTGTACCCGTCGTACACTGCAGCAGAAGTGGCAGCGCGCGATCAGGGTGCCGTACTACGAGAGGAGCTGATGGTTCATGACGCTACGATCTGACGCCTGGTACGACATCATTGACTTCGTGGAAGAACATGGCGGGTCCTTGAGTGCCGAACAGCGCATCACGCTGGATGCCATGGTCAATGCTTACATGACGTTCTCTCGTGACGAAGGTGGGGGTACGGTGATGACGACGCCCTATGACCCCCGCTGCCAGCGCTTCGCCCGGGATATGGAATATCTCGATACGTTCATTGACGCCGGAGAGAATCGAGAGGACTACATCCGCACAGAAGAGGGCACGTACAACCCAGAGAACGGTCACTTCCTCTGTGACGACTGCTACGTGGCGGCAGGTCAACCATCGTCACCAAGAGGGTGGATGTGCCCATGACTGAAAGCCCAAACTTTCCACCAAAGGACCGTGTGCGTATTACGACGTACGGCGGCGAATGGAAGAACGAATACCAGACGGTACAGCATTGGCAGTTAACATTTGATGGACTGTTTCTCTGCGACACATCGGTTCCGGAGTACGCAGAGAAGTGGAAAGAGTTAGCGTGGAGGGCTAATCGTGTCTGAAAGCCCCGACTTTCTACCACGTCGCTACCAACGCAAGCGTAACGTCTCTGGTAACATTCCCGTTGACGCGAAGTACGTGGGCCGACCTGGCAGGTACGGTAACCCATATCGTATCGGTGCCCCGCACCCCGACGACGACCGCCCCATGACGCGAGAGGATGTCGTTGAACTGTTCCGCCGTGATCTTGACGAGGGACTGGGATACGGTAGCGGTACGATCGACTGGGGCACGGTCGAGCGACTAGCTGAGCTACGAGGGCATGACGTTGTATGCTGGTGCGCACTTGACGAGTTGTGCCACGGTGATGTATGGTTGGAGTACGCGAACAGGATCAGGGAGCCGAGACGAAGCGAGTATCCAGTATGCATCTGATAGGATAATGACATGGAGCTGATCGCACCGAAGTTGCTGAGTTGGGCGTCGATACTAGAGGACGGAGCGCGCGAACAGGCAGAGCGAACGAGTCGCTTGCCATTCGTTGTTGGACATGTTGCACTCATGCCTGATGCCCACTACGGCATCGGGTCAACAGTCGGTTCCGTCATCCCGACCAAGGGTGCCATCGTTCCAGCCGCGATCGGTGTCGACATTGGTTGCGGAATGATCGCAGCCGACACAGGGCTACGTGCTGAGCAACTACCAGACACGCTAGCGACGCTCATGCCTCTGATTGAGGATCGCATACCTGCTGGTGTCGGGCGTGGCCGCATGAAGGACCTTCCTGGCTTTGGTGATCTTGGACGACTGTCCGATGAACCTGCGTTCATCTTCATGGATGAGCACTTGCGCGGGATTGCGCGCAATCAGATGGGATCGCTCGGTTCTGGTAATCACTTCGTGGAGGTGTGCTTAGACGAGACTGACGCAGTGTGGATCGTGTTGCACTCAGGCAGTCGCGGCGTCGGCAACAAGCTTGCACAGAGCCATATCTCCAACGCCAAGGATCTCATGAAGGAATGGTTCATCGAACTGGAAGACCCAGACTTGGCGTACCTTGTGGAAGGTACGGCTGCGTTTCAATCATACATTGCAGACATGCTCTGGTCGCAGGCGTACGCACTAGCCAATAGAGAGAAGATGATGGACGAGGCGCTTCGATCGCTTGCTGAGGTCGCGGGTCTGCCGCTGACTGTCGTTGAGCGGATCAACTGCCATCACAATTTTACGCAGATGGAGCATCATCACGGTAAGGATGTGTGGCTGACCCGCAAGGGTGCCATCTCGGCGCGCAAGGATCAACGTGGAGTCATTCCTGGTAGCATGGGCACGGCTAGCTACATCGTGCGTGGGCTAGGATCGGAAGCAAGCTACCAGTCGTGTTCGCACGGTGCAGGCCGGTGCATGAGTCGTAGCCGCGCACGCAAGGAACTGACGATCAGATCGCTTGACACGATGATGGAGGGCAAGACGTGGAATGATGACAAGGCCGCAGCGTTGCTGGACGAACACCCAGACAGTTACAAGAACATCGACGTGGTGATGGAGGATCAGAAAGACTTGGTTGAGATCGTGCATACGCTGCACCAAGTGTTCAACTTCAAAGGAACGTGACTTGACACCGGCAAAGAGACGTGCTACAGTACCTATCAGACTCAACCCAACCGAAGAAAGGATGACCGTGGGTACGAAACTGAATCAGCTCATCGCCATTGAAAAGGGCGTTCGTGGCGACGCCAACACCGCACTCACTACGACGTATCAGGTAGTGCAGAAGGGTGACCCGTTTATTGGCATCAGCAGAACCTATCAACCGCTGAACGATGGCGACATTGATCTGCCGCCCGGCGAGTCCAAGCGTGTCCAGCTCAACGCGGAACTGATGATTCACAATGTCGGCAAGAAGCTCGGTCGTCTCTGGGACGTAGCATCCTCCAAGGACGCTACGAACACGCTGGCCCACGCAGACATCGTGCTTGAGGACGGCACCGTGGTCGCCGAGCACGTTCCCGTGACCACGATGCTGTGGCTGGAAAAGCAACTGGTGGACCTGGCGACACTCGTCAGCAAACTGCCCACGCTTGACCCCGCACGTGACTGGTCTTACAACAACAACGTTGCCGCGTACGAATCGGAGGTGGAAGAGACGCGGAGGACGCGGAAGATTGAGGAGCCGCTGACTCTGGCACCGGCAACACAGCAACATCCAGCACAGGTCGTGATGGTGACCAAGGACGTTCCTGTGGGCATCTGGAAGACGATCCACTTCTCTGGAGCACTTCCGATGAGCCGCGTGATCGACTTGGCTGATCGTGTACGCAAGTTGTCCGAAGCTGTCAAGAAAGCACGTGAGACCGCGAACATCACAGATGTGGTGGATGTTTGTACGGGGCAAGTGCTTATCGACTATCTGCTGTCGTCTTAGCAGGTCGCCTGGTCGGGGGTCAAACCCTGACCAGGCACGACCGGCATTATGGCCGGTGGCACAAACTTAGACTCTTGAGCAGGTTGACGGACCAGTGAGATCGGTCCATTCCTAGTCAGATTCTTGCCATAAACTCAGAGATCGCCCCGGTTCCAAATCGACCGGCATAGACATCTCGTGAGGGATGGGGGTTCGATTCCCCCCGAAGCCGCTCATGGCTTTGTCGTCCAACGGCAGGACACCTCCCCGCAAGATTCAGTCTACGCTAACCGACAGCGTTGGAACTTTGCACAGCGACTACCCAATGACAATCCATGTAGCTCACTTAGCAGAGCGCACGCCTTTCAAAGCGTGAGGTAGCAGGTGCGAATCCTGCCATACTCAAGTCATTACGGTCCCTCGGCACAGGCTAGTGCCGAGGGACCTCTGCTTTTGTAAGGTCGGACGGCGAGGTGTGTACGTCTCGGGAGTCACTTGACTTCGAACTGTTGAAAGCGTAGGATTGCGGTGATGAACTGGCTCACAGCGGACCTCCACCTTTCTCACGTAAACATCATCGTCTATTGCGACCGTCCCTACGCGTCCGTCTCCGAGATGGACAACGACCTCGTGCAGCGATGGAATGAAATTGTCGCGCCCGATGATGAGGTATGGGTACTCGGTGACGTTGCACTAGGACGACTGGACGATTCACTCACGTACGTAACATATCTCAATGGCGTCAAGCACCTCGTGCCTGGCAATCATGACAGGATGTTCAAGTGCCACGGCGTCAAGTGGCTGCACGGTGCCGAGCGGTACATCGCTGCTGGATTCGCTGACGTGCTGGATGACGTGATTGAACTAGACATTGGCGGCAATCGTGCGGTAACGGCCTGTCATTTCCCGTTTGCCGGCGAGGCGCGTGACGGATGGGAGGACCGGTTCGTTGACCATCGACCAGTTGATTGCAGACAGCGACTCGTACACGGGCACACGCACGGCAAGTGGCGTCGCAACGGTCGCATGATCGATGTCGGTGTTGACGCGTGGGGCGGATATCCCGTGAGTTTCGAGACGGTAGCGGTGCTGTTTGCTAGCGATGAGGATCAGGTCGCAGCCGCGCCGTGGGTGCATGAGAGTCAAAACCGTACACAGAACGCCACGCTTTTGACGGTGCAAGAAACTGACACGGGTGACAATAACGTGCATCGCTAGAGCCGTGTCCTGATATTCACACAAGCAGTGAATAATGCCAAATGTGTGAATATGCGGACAGACGCGAAAGTGCCCCCGCCTAATCCTGTTCACGGGCAGGACTAGACGGGGGACTTTGGGCAGGGGAGCGGCGAGGGAGTGCTACGACCCTGCCCGTAGCGTCTCGGGGAGGCGCGGAGCACGGACCGCGCAAGTCGAACCCGAGACGGATCTAGGTTTTCTTCCTTTTCAAAATAGCGCGATGCACACGAGCGGGGCCTTTTCTTCGGCGGTCATGGCCGCCCCTCCCTTGCCATCTGTGCGAGGCGGTCAGAGCCTGGGTGCTGTCCTGGCTTGTCCCACCAGACGCCGTAAGGTATCGACTCCCGCAAGAAGGTGCGGACACATCCGTCTTTCCAGTCACTGGGCGGCATGGCGACAATGGCCGCGGCGATATCGTTCTCGGTGGCGTACTCAACATGAATGTCTGCGGGCTCGGTACGAATCATCGGTCCTTCCTTTTCAAAATGCTGCACTGGGGTATAATCACGACGCCCCCTACCTGCCCGTGCTCGCAGACAGTGCCAGCAATCCAGACGGCCTCCTTGTTCTCCTTGACAAGATACCCGCGAGACTTAACTAGGGGACAGTTCATCGCTGTAATCTCCGCGATTTCCTTCCACATGTCGGGTGGTCCGCATGAGTCGATCCAGTAGACGGTGATCGGCGGCATCTTGACCTTGCGTACCTTGGTCATGATATCCACGGCACGTTATAGCGTTTTGCCATGAACTTGTCTAACTTGACGCCCTCGTAGCGCCGGCACAGATAATCGAGGCTGACCTCCATCAAGTCGTAGTCGCCGTCGCCGTCCACCTGGTGACACACGAGGATGCCGCGCCACTCGTGCTGGGCTTGCGGTCCGCGATAATCCTCGTTTTTCAGGTAGCACGATCCAGCCACGATGCCCCGACGCCGGCCGCCGTGCGTTTCCATCATGCCGACTTTCAGCCCCTGCTGGTGTCCCTGCGTGAAAGAACAGCCAATCGTTTTGATCCGAGTTTCGATCATCCCAGTTACGGGCCGTCCGTTGGCGTTGTTCACGAAGTAGTGCGAGTAGGAGACTCCACCCAACATCACAATCTCTAGGAAGTCGTGAACGGTCCACCCATGCTGCTGGAAGTTCAGGTCATCGAGGCTAAGCGTGTTCTTCAGCCGCGGATCTAATCCGCAAGCACGAGTGATGTGGTTTTCGTGATTGCCCAACAGGATGTGCTTGCCTGCGGGCTGCCACTGCTTTTCCTTGTTGCGTCGGCGCCTAGCGTTGTACCTCTCAAGCGGAGCGTTCAATACGTCAAAGGCGTGATTGGCACTTTCAATGTCGTCACTGTACCGACGGCCCTCGGCCTCGCCAGGACTGTCATGTACAGACAGTGATCGCATGGTTGCGTGGTCGCCTAGGTGGATGAACGTGATGTTCGGCTTGCCAGCAAACTGGTCAATCAAATACTCGCCCACCCAGCCAAGGTGGTCTACGGGGTCTCCTGGTTCTACCTGCGTGTCGGGGATCACAACGTGAATACTTGTTTCTTCGCTCACATCTGCCAAGGCTCTCGGTATCCCTTCGTCGGCGGATGGGCCGCACTACATTCGTGTAACTCTACCGCATCGTCATCGTCCGTGTCAACCGCACCGCACTGGCACGTGCTCGTACAGTCCGGTCCTCTGCGCCTGTCTGACGCGGCCATGAGCGCACGTACGTACGCGCGCCTGTCCGACTGTCCGCTGATCCGTCGTTCTGGTCCGTCGTAGGTCATGTACTGATTATCGACCGCTCAGCGAAAAACTTGAGTGTTGACAACGGGCGCGGACGGGTGTAGGGTTCAGGCATGACGTTCGACCGACTAGACGAAGACGGAGACTACGGTGACTGAAAGCGCGAACTTTCAACCATGTTCTCAGGCAAGCGGAACATGACATGTGTGTCGCGGTGCCTGTACCTACAAGCCAGGATGGTTTATGCCTGAAGAGCTGGAGCGCGATGGGCTGGAGCAGGAGCTAGCCGACGGCAGGGCGGCGCTTAAGGCCGCGCACTTCCTGATTGCCGCCGCTTGCGTCGAGGCAGGGGGATCCCTGACGATCTCCGACCGCACCGCAATCGGCATCGACCTGGGAGGCCAGATCCACGAGTGGCACGATCCCGCAGCCAACGTCACGCGCCTTTGGTACGTGGCACCCCCGAAAGGTGAGGCGAGCCACGAGATCGGGCCTCAGCCATTCATGCTCGCCCAGAAACTCGCCGAGACCGCCGCCGATCTCGAAGCCGAGCGCGCCGCTCACCAGCCTGGTCGTCCTAATGCTTGGTGCGAGTGCGAATGTCACGACGACCCTCTAGACGCGTGCATTCGTGAACTTGAAATCGGCACCGAACTGATGGAGGACATGACGTGACTGACACCCCATTCCGTGCCCGCATGCCCGACGACGACCTCAGTCGCCGCACGTTGTCCGCGATGCACGCCTACTCACTGTCGTACAGCGACGCACTCGCACGCGCGGAGGAACAGCACGTCGACTGGTGCGAGGACGAAGATTGCCAAGATGACAACCACGCCGCTGCGTTTGCACGGCTATCCGACGACATAGCGGAGATGTACCATGATTGATCCAGACGGTCGGTATTGTCCTGAGTGCGGTGCAAATTGGCAGGGTGGTCAAATACCGGTGGAGTATGTCGCCAAGGGGTACTACGGGCATCGTGAACCGTGTCAAGCACTACAATCGTGGCATGACGACTATGATCAGTTGGTGCCGTGCACCTGCGAACCGCGCTACTACTCTAAACTGATCGGCATCGAGTTACCCTACGATGACCCGCATCACTACGATGGGGTCAGTTTCTGGATGTGTGCCGCGTGTGGCGCGCGATGGGATCGGTGGTCTGGTCAACTGGTCAAACAAGGAGAAAGTCATGACGGGTAAGTCCGGTATCTATGCCTACGGGTTTGATCTCATGCGAGCGGCCAGTTGTTCGTGGCCGTTCTCGGATATCCAGGTCGCTCTAGTTAACAAGGAATACGCGCCAGATGTGGTTAGAGATCGGTACTGGTGCGACATCAAGAAGTATGAGATCAAGGGTCGTGGCTACACGGCTGGAGGTCAGCCGCTTCAACATCTTGGCCATCGCAGATACGGGGATACGACAGAACTAACGTCTGCGCCACCCGAGTGGGGTCCGAAAGCAACCATTACGTATGACTTGATCATTCTTTTTGGACAAACGGGGAACCCGGATACAGCGCCACTACTTTCGTTTCACGCTACTCCGTGGTGGGAGCATTCCGTGTGCAAGGGGACGTTGACCATTGCACCTTACGCGTGGATCACACTCGCAGGTCTGCCGCTGCCCGCCCGCTGAAAGCAACGACTTTCTACCAACAACTAGCCCCGATTCGATGAATAGGTCGGACTATTCCCGTACCCCCGGCTAGCGTCTACAACCTATGGGTTCTATTGCGAGCGGCGGATAACAACCTTTAAGTTGTAATCGTTGAGTTTGTACTCGGCTTCGCTTTCGCCAACATCGACGCATGGATGGCCCCGATGCGAGCCGTAGCCATCGCGGCAGCAACAGGATTGATCTCCACCGTCAGCTGATTATCCTGTAGTGACTCACCGCCCGTGCTCCAGTTGGTCGATCCGCTGAAATGGATCACGCCGTCGATGACGCCTTCCTTGAGGTGCATGATGGCACCCTTTTCTGAGCGACCGATAGCAATGGAACTGATCGGGTAGTTCTCGCCAGTCAGCAGCGTCTTCTCGTGCACGCCGCTAGCCTGTGAACTGTCAAGCGTGAGCTGCACGTAGACGTTCTCGGCGACCAGTTTGTCCTTGATGATCTGCGCAAGTTCGTCATCGTCAAAACCGTACATGGCCAACACGACACTACGACACGCCGCGCTAATGACGGCCCTGAGCGCGCCGTGCACGTTGTCTACCGGTGAGTAGAAGGTGCGGCGATCGGTCGGATAGCCAGGCGGGAACGGTGCAGACGCGAACTGGTCAAGGACCGATAGATCAGTCAATGGATGTGTGGTCATTCGTGCTGCCTCTCGAATACGACCAGCAACCGGTCGTCCGTCCCTGCCTGCCAGCTATGAAGGTGCCACTCACCGCCGTACTCCTTATTCAGAAGATCCGACAGTTCATCAATGCCGTGTACCTCAACAACCTTGATCCACTTCATGTGCTACGGGATCGGTAGGAACGACGCAGCAAACAGGCCGAGTCCGACGCCGAGAATGCACGTGAGGTGTGCAGCCGTGTCCCATGTGCCGCCAGTGATGGAGAGGATGGCCAGGATCAGGAAGGCGACGATTGCCAAGATGAGCAGGAATAGTTTCATGGTGCTCCTTGTTTAGGTGTTGTGGAATAGATTGATGCGGGAATCATTGCGCCCTGTTGGTCAGCCACGTATTCACCATGTCGCCGCAGACGGTGCCGATAACCGCCGCTAAGCCAAGAGCCAGGAGGATCATACAGGACGTGAGGCTGACCCCGTAGTGGTAAATGCTCGCCCCACCGACACCGACGGCGAAGGCACTCCCCTCGTCGTGGCCCACTTCAGACAGACTAGCGACTACACGTCGACGCCACTTACCCCAGGTTTCGTTGGACAGGGCGTCTATTTTGATGGCCTCGAAGATGTCCATGAACAACATGGAAACGAAGACGATCAGGGCAATCAGCATAATCGGCTAACCGAGCAACTGTTTGGCTAGGAAGATCAACTCCTGTTCGTCCTCGACAACCTCAGCGCGGCGTAGTTTGATAGCCTCAAACAAGCTGTCAATGAACATGTGCGAGCGGTCAATCTTGGAGATCAGTTTCTGCATCTCGAACGGTAACTCCTGTGGTGTCATGCTCATCCCCCCCCATTCTTGAGTCGTTCGCGCACCTGTACGCGTGTTTCCAGTTTGTCAATGCGCTGGAATACCTCACGCTCAACAGCGTCGGTATGCCCCCTCTGTGTGGCGACGGTCACGATCAGGGCGTCAACCTTGGCCTCAGTACGCGCTACCGTGTCGCCGATGCTGAGTGAGTCTCCGCCGTTTGCCTTGACCTCCATGAGCAGATTGTCGAGCTTGCTCTCACGAACAGCTCGGGCGCTCAACCATTGGTTCACAGCGACGATGCCGCCGACGATCACGCCGACAGCTATGACGATATAAAGCCAGTTGTATTCCGTCGCACCCGAGCCGAGCGTGATCTTGGCCAGTATGGCGCAATAAGCAGCTATCTCGCTAGCCATGGCGATCATGACATCAACGCCTTCCATGTCTGTGCACCGACAATGCCGTCAACCTTGATCTCAACGGACATTTGAAAATACTCAACCGCGAGTTTTGTGCGGGGACCGAACACTCCGTCAACGCCCGCTGGTTTCAGTGCCTCACCCTGTCCGTGCACGACAAGCCGTTGCTGACAGAGCTTCACGGCCGCACCTGTCATGTTGGGCGTCGTGAGATACAGTGTCGGCTCAGATGGTGGTGGAACTACCTTGCCCCACAGTGCGGGACGTGTAGCGCCGTAGTAACTCAAGCCATCGTGACCGTTGGTAACGGTCGGGTTGAACGTGTTGTATCGGACACCATATTGCTCATCGTAGGCGTCGATCATGGTGTTGCCGCCACTGACGTAGATGCCGGTGTGCCCCGGCCGAGGGCCCGAACTTTCGCCACCGTAGAAGTAGACGAAATCACCAGGTTCTAACGGTCCCTTGACGTAGGGTGCCTGTGGAATGTTAAACTGAGCGGCACTCCCGTGTCCCATGGTCACGCCGATTGAGTGTGCTGCCATCATCGTCAGGCCCGAGCAGTCCCACGCGTTCGGCCCCGACGCACCGTACACGTAGGGCTTGCCCAGTTGTGCCTTGGCGAAGGCGACAAGTTGATTCTGGTATTGTGTGATTGTCGCCATAGGTGACCTTTCTGACGGGTGTGATGATTACTGTGGTAGAACAGCGTTAACGAGACGTGCGAGATCCGCGGGCATGCAGGTTTCACAAGCCACATCTGGCACCAAACCGACGGGTATCCACGCTTCGCACGCATATGCCGAGCAAATGAGATGGTCCCCGTCACCGAGCACAAGCCGCGTGTGGAATATCGAGTTGAACGCTTCCGCGAGGATGGTCAGGTAGCCGTACTTGACACCGATCTTGGAACGTGCGAAGTTAAGTGTCACGTCAACCTGGTTGGCCGGTACGTCGGGATGGATGACAGCGTAGAGCAAATGCTGGTAGTCAGCGATTGCCGTTAGCGCGATGCCGTGAGGTCCAGCCTCGGCGATAGTATCAGTATCCATGACAATAGCCGCGTGATTGGCCCACGCGTAAGCGCGGTCCGTCCTGCGCAGCCACTCGCCAAAACGGATAGCTCGCGAGATGAAACCGGACTTCTTGAGAAGCAACATGTCACCTGGTGAAGCGTCAGTACAGGCGACATCCTCGGGGAACCAACGTATTGAGATTGGCGGGACGCAGACCGCTGTCATACTACAGAGCCTTGATGTCGGCTTCGAGTGCAGCAATCTTCAGACCGGTCGGACCCTTACCTGCCTTGATTGCCTGGTCAGACACGCATGCGTAGGCTTCATCGAGGTAGTTTGACAGGAACTCCTCGGTCACGCCGATGAGTGCGCCCCACGTCACGGCCCAGAACATCTTGGTCGGGGTATCGAAGCCAGTAAGCAGGATATCGTGACCGCCAAGTATCGGCGAACCAGGCACGTATGTCCAAGTGTGCGGAAACTGATCCTCCGCAGATTGGGGACATTGGATGCCGATGTTGGCCGATCCGCACAGGTAGATGGCGTTCTTGACATCATCGAGATTGGTGTAGTCCACGGGCGCGTACGCGCCGAGCTTGATGCCAGAGAGGGGTGTCTTGGTCCACGTCGTGAACGCGGTGCTGATCTCAAGTCCGGTGTCGTACTGGTCGGGATTGCTGAACAACTCCGCGGGTGTGCAACCGGCGAGTTGGCAGTACACCTCCACGTCTGTGTTCGATGACCATACAGGGTCCTGTGGACCGTGGACACCGAAGTTGTAGTTGTTGGTCAGCGTGAAGTGAGCAAAGCCACCGGCGACGACGCAGTCGCCGCATCCGCCCCATCCAGGAGGAGTGCCGGGTAGCGTCACTGTCGGGTCTGGACCGTTCGCAGCCATGCCCCACGGTGCTGTGACTCGTGCCCCGTAATGTGCGTGTGGCGGCGGCGCAGGTAGTGCCTCTTCAAAGTACGTCTTGAAGTCTGGTAGGTCGGGACGACGCGCTGCAAGCTTGCCGAGCAAACCATGAGTCGTGCTAGGAACTGTCACTTTTCTCCTCCATTTGACATCGCTAACGAAAAGGTGTAATCTCACACCATGACCATCTACAGAAAACTCACCATCGCCCTAGTGGCGACTGTCATCTCACTCGCTGGCGTTGCAGCAGTAACGACCAGTGCCAACGCGTCACAACCGCTGACCGTGCAGGTCAGTAAGACGCATGTGCCGTACACTGGTGGTACGGCCACCGTTCGCGCGTACGAGCACGGTCTGCGTCTCTGCGCGTGGTCGTCCGTGCCTGCGATCAAGGGATTCAACGGGCGAGTGGCATGTCAGCCAGACATGACGCGCGTTGTCACGATCCCCGCCACGACCACCGATCGCTCATACCTCGTGGGCATGACCGCGTACGATGGGAAGTACGCCACGGGTGGACGCGTGTCGATCAGCGAGACGGGGCCAGCAACGGTTGCTCATGCGACGCTGAAGCAACCCAAAGCGTCGGCCATGCTTTTGAGTATCCGCCAGATGCCCGTTGGTTGGTCCGTTGACAACTCAAAGGCTGGTAGTGGTGATGCTGGCTGCATGACGTTATCCAAAACGTTTGACGTTGATCCTCATGCCGCCATATCGTTCGAGAGCAATGGGGGTTTGTTGGTTCTCGGCGACGACGTGATCACGCCGCGGTCCGCCAAGACCCTGATGCACCAAGTGGTCAAGGTCATCGCTGCGTGCCCACGATTCACGGGCAACTTCAACGGCACGAAGGTGACTGGCTCGGTCGGAGCGATGTCATTTCCCAGGATAGGTGATCAGTCCGATGCCTACTCTGCGGCGATAACAGCAGAAGGCATTACGTTCACCGATGATTTCGTGATCGTTCGGCGGGATAACGTGCTGATGCAACTACAACTGACCGGCCTGGACCCCAACGTCAACATGCTGATCAAGTATGCAAGGCTGGGCGTTGACAAACTGTGGTGACGTGTTACTGAGAGCCGATGAAGTAAGCAGACAAAAAAGTCTGTGACACACCCGTAAAGGTGTTCTGCGAACTACCTTCAAGCACAGCGGCATAGAGTGCGAGCGTGTCTCCTGCGTTACATTTGGCTATGGTAGTGGTCTGGTAGGAGGACAGGGAATATGGACCCTGATATGTCGCTATTGCCCCGCCTTGTTGGTAAAGCGCCATAATGCCGAGAACGTTACCGCTGACAAGCGGCATTCCTACCTGACCAGTCACACCGTATATACCCGAGATGGGGACAACGAGGTTATTAGACGTGATGGTGAACCCGTAATTGGAGAAGGATGATACGAGCGTCACCTGCGTGTATGCCGCGCTGATGGAGGTAGCGACCGCGTTGTATGCAAGAGCATATGGGGCCTGTAGCAGGAAGGTGGCGTCCCCACATAACGCGTTCCAATCCGTGACCGCAAATATGTCGCTTGTCGTATGCGTAGTGGGCGGAATCCAAGATGCCATTTGCTCTCCTAGAGTGTCAACACACCACTGGACGCGGGACTACCGAATCTCCACGTGTCAAATATGATGGGTGTCATGATAATCTCGTACGGACTCAGCGCCCATACCGTTGTCCATGTCGGACCATTGGTGATGTCAATGTTGTGTGTGATGGATTCAATCAGGGCGTCCTGAACGAACTGTGTACTACCGGTTTGTCCCTGGTACTTAATCGTGACCCGATCATACAGACCGCGCCCAAGCATCTGAGGTAGGTTATTGCCGCCAGATGCGGTCGAACTGAGTGCTATCTGTGAGACGCGCACCAATGGGAAGTTGTACCACTTGCTGTAGTTCTGAGCGACTGCCAGCGCGTCGGCGTCGTACTGAAACTGCAACGAGGTCAGTCCTTGCAGCGTACGCGTTCCGTACACGCTCGCACTGGTCGCTGCCGCAGCCGACTGTGTTGGTCCCCACTCCTGTAGCAGTCCCGGTGGTGTCGTGCGCCCTGATTGGACCTGGACATCATTGAACACATCCAAGTCGTCTTGTACGATCTGTAACTGCGTGCCGTCGTAGTAATAGGTTGATGTCGGGTCGTCGCTGAAGATACCGAGGCTCGTGGTGCTCTTCGGATTGTGATACTGGTACTGTCGATCGTATGCGTACAACACCCCGTCTGGACCTTGGAAGATCAACCCTGGTTCGGTTTCGCTCATCGTCTGAATGTAGTTCAGCGCCGATGTCGTCGTGATCGGGTTCGTCTCCGCATACATCTCGGTACGGAACCCCACGACGGGCGTGAGCATCGAGACGGGCAGTCCGACTACGGCCAGCAACTTGTTGAGACGACCGGCGGCAGTAGTACCGAACTCGGCACCGTACTCAGCCGTTTGGAACCATATGCCGGTCTGGTAATGGTTCAGGATCTGAGTGCTGGTCAGTGCCGTGTTGTAGAACGCGACATCCTGAATATAACCGTTGAATGGTGGCAATATCACGCCGCCCTCGGCAGCAAGATTAGAGTAGCCCACTGTGAGGTTACGCAGGTTCGCCGTTGTCTGGGTTGTCGTGGCGGTTACATATCCATCCACGTACAACGACGATAACCCCGCATTTGACACAACCGCAACGTGGTGCCAGTGCCCGTCCATCACGTCCGCAGCGTTGGACGCAATCGTGGTGAGACTGATACCAGGGGTGGACCATTGCACCACGACACGATCGTAAACGTATGTGCCAAGGGCAGCAGCGACAGAAGCACCGCCAACACTCATGGTGAATATGTTGCTGCCATATGTTCCTTGGCATAATGTACCGTTGTTGGTGCCATTGAAGTTCGTCGGTACTGTGCTGGATGTCCACTGCATCCACATCTCGATCGTGGATTGAGTGGCACTATTCAACGGATTATGCGGTGATGGTGGTTCCGTTGTGTAGTCAATAGTGCAGAAACCACCCTGTCCTGCTCCGGTGCCGGCCGTACAGTCCATCGCCGTATTCGCATCATACAGGAATCCACCCGTAGCACCCATGACCGCGCCACCCTGCAACGTTCCTGTGTTGCCGTTGCCCGACGAGTCGCTCACGAAATACGAACCTGCACCATCCCCGCAGCGATAGTACGCCATGAGGTTGCTGCCACCATCAGACTCCACCAACTGCGCGTAGTTGTTGTTCGACAGATATTTCAGCGAGAACAACTGGAAGATGTCGACACAGGTCAACGTGGCTTCCACGTTCAACACGTCATGGATGACGGGCGTTATCGACTGGAGATATCCGTAATAGATCGGGTGTGTGTATCCGGCCCATGAAGCGATGACCCTGACATGGTTCATGGGCTTCATACCGTAGCCATTGCTGTACAAGATAGAGTTGGTATTCCACGGGTTGAACGTACCGTCACGGTTGCTCACTGTGATCTGTGCGGGTGCTGCCTGTACGCGGTCCAAGAGATGCTCGCGTCCTGTAGGACCGAGAGACATGGCAGAGACATATTGGCTGATGTTCGTCCAGATACCGTTACCGTTCAGCGGCGATTGGAAGTTACTGGTAGTGCAAATCTCTACGGTCACTTCGGGGAACTGCAAGAGTGGTGTAGTCATTTTAATGCGCCCGGTCCTGCCGCCAGAAGCGCCGGTAGGCCCACACGTCGAAGGCGCCGACCAGGGCAAGGACGGCGAGGAGGTAGATCACTGTGTCCCCGGTTCAGCTTTCTCGATCTGTGCTCGCACCTGCTCCAACGCTGCAACATCGCCACCATCCTTGAACGCTTGCCATCCCTTGACAGGAATCTGTACCGCTTGGACGTTGATAGCAGTCAAGTTCTCCCCGTCATCGGACATGACGACGGGCTGTACATTCCACCCTACGAGTCGCATTTTAAGCACTGGTCACCGTCTCCCATGCTGAAACTCCGCCAATGCGGAGCTTGTTGAGGGTTGTGTCGAAGTACATCGCACCTTTTACATATGATGGTGCGGATGTTGTAACTGCCTGAGCGGGTAGGAATACACATCCCAAGGCAAACTGCGAGTTGTTACCAACCCCTGG